AGAAGAACGTGCGAATCTGGATGCGCTCACACTCCATGGAACCGGCCTTGCCGATGCGGTCTGGGAACAGGGACATGGCCGGGTCATACCCGGCAGCTTTCAAACGCTCAAGAACGGTCATCAGAAGAACCTCCTATTCAAACGTATACACATAGCCGTTGTACGGAAAGGCAGCGGCAGCGGCGGCCGCCCGGGCGACCTCCTCGGCGAACTTCTTCGCCTCCTCCGGCGGAACCGTCCCAATGGAGGGCCAGCTCACGCCAAGATGAACAGCACCGTCAGGAGACGGCCGGAGCTCAAAGACCTCCACATTCCCGTGGATGCGGTTCTCATCCTGCACCTTGCGGAGAGCGGCGAGAAAATCCTCAAAGAACACGGCAGGGAAATTACTTTCGTTTGTCATAAAATACTCCTTTCAGACCTTGCTGTGTCCATCACAAGATGGGCTTCGTCCAGCCGGTCCACCAGCAGTCGAAATCTTTCAGAATCTTCTCTCGGTTCTCCGGGGTGTCAGGCAGATTGTAGCCGGAGCGGGAGTTGCCGATGAAAAGTTCCCCGAAATCGTTCAGCCCACACGAGACACCGGTACGGCTGTCCTCTTTGAAAATAAGCATGATGCAATCCCTCCTTAGTCTCTGTTCTCGCGCTTCCACATGAGGAAGTTCTGGTAATCATCTGGCCCCATCGAGACCGGCTTGGTCGTGTTGATGAAATCGGGGCACCCGAAGCAGACGAGCTCGTCGGGGTTGTTGCGGGTCTGCGTCAGAACTTTGGCAGGGACGACGGTCTTCAGCGCCTTTCCGGACGGGACGCCCGGAACCTCGATGCGCCGGAGCAGCATATTGAAGTCGTAGTACCAGTCGAGATTCATGTACCGCTCCTCGCTGTCCGTGCTCTCGATTTCCTTGATGTACTCGGCCAGAGCACCGCGCACATCAAGACGAACCGGAGCGACGCTGTCGTCGTAGCTGTCGTAGAGGGTGATGGTCTCGGCCTTGCCGAAACGAACGGTCAGGGCGGCAACGCTGCCGGTGTACTTGTAGAGCTCCATAAAAACCTCCTACCCGAAACGGGTCTTACTACTTGCTTAACGTCCCTAAAAGGGACACACGAAAGCAAAAAAATTAAGCGACCTCAACCATACCAGCCAGACCGTAGAGGAGCTCGTGGTCCTCAAAGGAGATGCGCTCTTCCTCGAATGCACGGTCAATCTGCCAGTAGCACTCGTCGCGGTCGTTTTCGTTCTGGATTGCGGCGATTGCCTTGACCAACTTTTTGAACATATCGTTACCCCCTATCGACCATCAACCGAAATACTTGCTTGCGAACTGAGCCTTGCTGAGGGTCTTCATGTCGTAGACGTACTCGACAGCGTCTGCAACGTCCATGTCGGCACCGGTGACGAGCTCATTGACCAGAGCGGCGAAATTGTTTTCGCGGATGAACTGCTTCATGGATTCGAGAGTTTTCATAATCTTCCTCCTACCCTTTTCGGGTCACGTTCGTTCTTACACCCTTATTATAGACCCTAAAAGGGACAATGTCAAGTAAAATCTGGCAATTTGTGGCAAAAAGTTTTCGAGAATGACGCTTTTTGCGGCATTATGCACGAAACGGCGGCAGAACAGAAAGAAAGCAGGAGCCCGGAGGTTCCTGCTGAAATAGTTATCCTGTTTATCCTAATGATTAACAACAATCTATATACTTTTACTATGTTTATATCATAGACTTTTGAATATCAACACGGAAAGCTCAAAGAACCGTGCAAAATATATTCAGGAAACATATTTAACAGCACCTACTGTTAATGCGACAAGAGAACTTAAAATTTGCAATGAAGCATACGATGTTGATATAAAGCGACTCTATCAAAGTATTCTCGATAACGAATCCGTCTCTGAAGAAAATATTTTTTATAAAGCGTTTTCGTATTTCGATAACGAGTTGAGTTCTTATTCGTTTGAGAGATTGGTGATGTTTCAAGAAAAACTTTTAAGTATCAATGTCGTAGAAATTATATCAACACAAGAAGAAGAAATATATAATATTTTTGAGGTTCTTAATGCAAGAGGAAAAAAACTTAAGCAAATGGAACTTCTAAAAAACCATGTGATGAAATATATCCAGCCAAGGACAACAGATGTGGTTGACAAAGCAAAAGAAAAATGGAATAAAATATTAAACAATTGCAAGGATTTGCCAGATGAAGATTCCATGTTAGGACATTTCTGTAAGTGCTATATCAAAAAACGAGCAGAAAATTCTGATATGGTCTATAAACTTATTAAAGAAGAAGTCCCACTTGAAAATTTGTCAAGATTTTTAGATGACTTGGTGGAATACTCAAGTGCGTATGCGATTATTGCGTCAAAAAATGATGACACTGATATCGAATATTTTGATATAAAGAGGAATTATCAAGTCCGCTCTCTTCTGGCGGCAATTGAAGTGCTCTATAAAAGAGAAATGATTACGGAAGATGACTGCAAAACCTGTTTTCACAATCTGAGGAATTTCTTCTTTTTGTTCCATTCTTGCTCTTATACAAGTAATAAAACGGACAAGGCTATCGCTAATGCTGCGTTTGATGTTTATCATACAAAATCTGAAATGGATTTCAAATATGTTATATCAGATGTGTTTGGGGAGTTATCGAAATTTATATCAAGTTCAACAGTAGATGAATTGATGTTTACAACATCTTCGATGCATTATTCGTTGAAAAATAGTGCATATAAAAGTAATCATCGAATTGTGAAATATATATTGTATTGTTTGTATATGCCCGACCAAAGAGATACAGTTCTGGATCAGAGCAGGTTGACGATTGAGCATTTATTAAATGATGATGGATCTGTCAGAAATTCGTCTATTTACAATTTGACACTAACAAGCGGAGAGATAAATTCAAATGAGCTGAAAAATCGGGGACTCGTAGAAAAAATTGGTATTTTAAAAAGTCAATCGAGTGTAATAGCGAATCAAAAGCTAGACGAATATTTAGATGCACAAGGTGAATATCTCGAGGATAAACGAAAGAACGACCTTAAGGAACAAGCGATAAGTAATGTTTTCAAATATGAAGGCTCACCGTTTGGATATACAAAAGAAATGGTAGATGGCTATTTGAAGATGAAGCGAGCATTGCAAAGCGATGAGGAACTGTTGGCTGTTTTACTGGAAAGAGGTATGAATATTCAGGCATATTTGTCTAACAATCCAGCAATGCAAGATGCGTATAATAGATTCTTGACACTCTGCGGGACTACGAGCTGAGCGAGCATCATTTATATGGTAAATGATTAGTTACGCCGACTTTTACGCTGACATTTCAGAATTTACGCTGAAAATACGCTGACTTGGTGTGGTTTACGCTGAATTTGCGCTGAAAAACGCGTAATCGCGCAAACAAAGCGCGAATAAAAATTGCACGAGCGTGCATTCTTCATGCGTAGAAAGTGCGATACGCAAATGGAATATTGAAAAAACAAACTGTAACGCGATGAAAATTTAAATAAATAAAATCGCACGCTGAAATGCACGCGTGCAATGTTGCCTGAATAAAAGTCAGCGATAAAAACGCGCGCCGCGCGATTAGCGATTTTGCCGCGCGTTTTCTAAGATTCAATCTTCCAGTCTGCCATGGTCGCAGCCGAGAGAAAGATAACGATCCATCTCCCCTCCCAGCACAAGCTGTGCATACTCCAAGGGCTTGTTCCACAGCAGCCAGTCCAGCTCCGCCCGCTGTATCGGGGTGTTGCCGTACTCGTCCTCGACGGCGATGCAGTCAATGGCAAGGGTGGTGCCATCCTCAAACCGGGCTTCTACCCGGTTGGTGTCCATGTTGTAGCGGCAGGTAAGCAATTTTGTCATAATAGTATCCTCCAAGACTTGATTTTTGGTGTGCGGTCACTCGAACCAATGCCGTCAAGTCGTTGTCGGATGAAGTGGATTTTAGTTTGTCCGGGAGTAAGTGCACGGTTTCTGCACGGTTTTTGCACGGTTTCAAAACGTGCAAAGGGTGCAAATCGTTGCAAAATCGGACAAAGGGTGCAGAAACTCGAAGCTCGAAACTTGCGATGTATCGCTGAGAAATGACGTTAAAACGTAACTTCCAAAAATTGAGAGAATCGCCCGGTGTGCGCTACGAATCAGTAGGCCGGGGGTTCGAGTCCCTTCCATCGCACCAAATAATGAAAATCCGAACCTTTTCTCAATAGGAGAAGGGTTCGGATTTTTTGTTTCTTCGGAAAGCAAAATGCCGCGTTTGCGCAGCAACAAAAGCCCCAGTGGGGCTTTTGAGCGACTGAACGGTCTTGCGTTAGCAAGATGGAGGGGCCTCCGCCCCGACAAGTGACCATAAAAGAAAAATACCGCCCACGCAGCGCAGCGATGATTTTGTCGGGTGAAGTAAG